ACTAAACGCAACGATTGACCTAACCGTCAAAAAACCTGACTTCAAATCAATGAAGTCCGAAATAAAGGAACTGACCATCGCAGCTCAACAAGCCGTGATGCAGTTCGGCGAGTTTTCCCCCGAAGCACAAAGAGCGGAGAAGGCACTTGCCGGTGCGAAGGATAGGATGGAGGATTTCAATGATCGTGTGAAAGCGGTCAATCCTGATAACTTCTCCAAAATTAATACAGTTGTTTCAGGTGTTGCTCGTGGATTCCAAGCAGCACAAGGTGCAATGGCATTGTTCGGCAACCAATCAAAGGACTTGGAAAAAACAATGGTCAAACTGCAAGGTGCGATGGCATTGGCTGAAGGTCTTGAAGGATTAGGAGCAGTTCAGCAAAAGTTTATGGCTATCGCTGGTGATATCAAAGGTGGTGTTACAAAAGCATTCCAATCATTGGGAAGAATTTCTACTCTTGCGTTGGGCGTGATTGGAATTGCGTTGACCTTAATCATCACCAATTTTGATACACTCAAGAAGGCGGTGATGAGTTTGATTCCTGGTCTTTCCAAGATGGCGGATTTTATTGGTGGATTGGTTCAACAGTTTACCGATTTTGTTGGTGTGACATCCGCACAAGATAGAGCATTGGACAAGTTAAACAAGACAACTGCAAAATCAAATGATCAACTTGACCGAGAGATTGCACTCTTAAAAGCACGAGGAGATGAGGTGGGTGCATTTAGCAAACAACGAGAAAAGTTAAATAATGAATTGTTACAAGCTCGTCAAAACTTGGGAAAGAATAGCGAGAAAGAATGGGGCAAAATAATTGATGACACCAAGAATGCTTTGAAGATTTTGGAAGTTGAAGAAGGCAAGTACGCAACAACTCAAGCACAAGCACAAACCGATGCAAACAACGAATCAGAAGCCAAACGCAAAGCACGGATTGCAAAAGAACTACAAGACGAACTTGATAGACAAGCAAAACTTGAATCAGCAAGAAAGCAACATCTTGACCAGGTTATTTCGGCAGAACTTTCAGCAAATGACGCAGCACGACAAAGCCGTTTGGCACAAGCAACAACTGAGGATGAACGGATTCAAATTGAATATGAGAACAAACTTGCAGCATTAAAAGAAGCACAAATTCAAGAGCAAATTGCGGTTGCCGGGAATGCTGAAGCGTTGGCGTTAATTGATCAGAAATACGCGGATTTGGCAATTGTCGCAACTGCTGAAGTGGATGCAGCAGAACTTGCACTTAACAAAAAGAATGTTGCAGATCAATTAAAACTTGACGAAGAAGAAGCGGCAAAGAAAAAAGTCATCAACGACAAAGCAACTGCCGATGCACTTGCCAACGATGCTGCCATCAAGCAATCTAAACAAGATTTATTTGATGCGTCCATAGGTTTGGCAAATGCTGTGATTGGTCTTGTTGGTCAACAAACTGCGGCTGGAAAAGTGTTGGCGTTGGGAACAATCGCAGCAGATACGGCAATGAGTATTTCAAACGCAATGACCGTGACAACATCACCATCACCGGACAATGTCGCAACGGGTGGTATTGCTGGTATTGCAAAATATGTGGCACTTGCAGCAATGATTCTCAACAATGCAAAGAGGGCAAAGGATATTTTGAAAGGTGGTCAGCCATCTGCATCAGCACCGGCACAAATGAACGGAGGTGGTATTCCACAAATGTCAGCACCAAATATCAGCTCATCACTACCATCAGTAAGCGGATTTGATACCAAAGTTTTTGTGACTGAAGGTGACATCCGAAGAACAACCGATCGTGTGGATTCCACGAAAAAGGTATCCGTTGTCAAATAACGCTATTTAATAAAGATGAAGTTACCAGTTTACAAATTAGACATCAACGAGTGGGATGAAGAAACAGGTCTTGAGTTTGTTTCTCTTGTTGAATCTCCAGCCATACAAAAAGACTTCCTTGCATTTGTTGAAGTTGGTCAAAAAGAAAATAAGGATGAGTTTCTGACTCGTTGCATTAAGTATGTAATTGATGAAGGCAAATCATCAGAACAAGCAGTTGCAATCTGCAATTCGATGTGGGATCAACATTTTTCATTTGCTAAAGTGAGCTTTGATTGGGATGGTGTTGGCTCAACTGCTGATGGCAAAAAGATGATCCAGGATGCAATTGACAACGGTGACGAAGTATATGTCATTTCTGCTCGTGATTCAAAAGAGAACATTGATATCAATTTGCCAAGTGATCACATATTTGCAACTGGAAGCAATACGGCAAAAGTTGAGAAGGTCAAAGCACTTGGAATTTCAAAGCACTATGATAACAATCCTGATGTCGTGAAAGAATTGGGAAGTATTGGTCAAAAGTTCAAGATGCATTTTGCAATCCAAGACGAAGAAAAACGAATCGTTACTGGTGCAGCAATGATTGCTGATTTACCCATCTACCGAAGGGACGATGTGCGTGGTGAATACTATGTGGTATTTGACAAGGAGAGCATCTTCAAGATTGCAAAAAAGTGGGCAAGAGGCAACAAGTACGATGCGGTTAACACTCATCACAAAACACCAATCGCAGATGGAGTGAGCTTGTTTGAATCATACATCATTGATCGTGAACGAGGCGTGATGCCACCGAAGGGATTTGAAGAGGTTGCCGATGGTTCTTGGTTTGTCAGTTACCTAATAGACAACGAAGAAGTGTGGGCAAAAGTTAAGTCAGGCGAGTTCAAAGGATTCTCAGTTGAGGGTGTTTTTGACTTTCCCGTTGATGCTGATGAACAACTCCTTGAGCAAATGAAATCAATCCTTTCCCAATGGAATGGCAAGTAAAATTGCAACACTTACAACTAAAAACTAATTAATATACAAATGAACGCAAAAGAAACATTGAAAGAAATCCGCACTATGCTCGGATTCTCTGACGAAGAAATCAAAGTCGAGATGGCAACCGCCACATTGACCGATGGAACTGTAATCACTTACGAAGGTGAATTGGCAATCGGTACTGCGATCTTCGTTGAAACTGCTGAAGGTCAATTGGCTGCTCCTGATGCCACACACGAATTAGAGGGTGGGATGTTGGTGACAACTGTTGACGGAATCGTTACCGAAATCGTTGAACCTGAAGTTGAGATTGAAGTAGAAGCTGAAGAGTTTGCAACAGTAAGTGCATTCAACGAAGTAGTTGCCAAGATGGAAACTGCCATTGCTGAATTGACTGCTAAGGTTGCAACATTGACTGCATCAAACAACACACACAAAGAAGCAATGAGCAAAGCAATCGACTTGATCGAGAAAGTTGCTGACTTGCCTTCAGAAGAACCCACAAAAACTCCCGTTTCAAACAAGAAGAATGATCAGTTTGAAGCATTGAAAAGATTAAAAAACTCACTAAATAAATAACTAAAACTATGGCATTTTCAGTCGGATCACTCACGAATTACAACAACGAGCAATCAACCGATTTACTCGTTAAGGCATTGTTCAGCGGAAAGACCGCTGCTGCGATGTACGCTGCTAACCAAGTGCAAGTAGGTGTTAAGTCATCTGCTGCCTTAAACATTCTTGCTTCAACTGTATTCTTTCAAGCTGATGGCTGCGGATACAACCCAAGCGGAACAACTACCTTCACACAAAGAAATATCACCGTTGGTGCGGTAAAAGTTGAAGAAACTCTTTGTCCTAAAACTTTGGAAGCAAAGTGGATGCAAACACAAATTATGCCTGGTTCACCAACAATGATTCCTTTTGAGGAGCAGATTGGAAACGAGAAAGCAGCCGTGATTGCACAAACTTTGGAAACTGCTCTTTGGCAGGGTGATACTGCAAGTGGTAATCCTAACTTAAGCCGTTTCGATGGTTTGTTGAAGATCATCGCTGCTGCATCTCCAACATTGGCAAATGCTGCTCCAACAACTTTCACAACTGTGACTGTTTCAAACATTGATGACATCTTGGATCAAATCTACGCAAACATCCCTGCTGCCGTTGCAACCAAAACTGACTTAGTTTGTTTCTTGGGTGTTGACGCTTACAAGTTGATGTTGGTAAACTTGAAGAACGCCAATTTGTTTCACTATGTTGCTGATGCTGCAACTGAAATGGAAATGGTTTATCCTGGAACTAATA